TAACTAATCAGGAGTGCTTTAAGTTATGGCTAATGTAGTGAGTTTGGAACTCTTTAAGAAGCAGTGCAACGCCGACGAGTTTACGGCAGACGATACGCTTTTGCAGCAGTATTTGGATGCAGCAGAAAAGCACGTTATCCGCTATACCCGTCGTACCCGTGAGGAATTGGCCGAAATGGACGAATCCGGGAATTTCCCCGACGAACTGAAACAGGCCGTCTTACTCATTGGCGCACATTGGTACAACCAACGTGAGAGCGACGCACAAGTGCAGTACCATAGTGTTCCAAACGCACTATTAGCCTTAATGAAACCCTTTAGAAAGTTGGCAAGATGATAGCCGGGCGGATGAAATACAAACTTACGTTGTTAGAGCCTACGCAGACCACTAACGACTTTGGCGAAGAGGTTACGACCTATACCGACACCGTAACCGTACACGCCGAGCGCGTAAAGCATACGGGCAACCGTAGCGAAGAGGTAGGCGAGCATTTCCCGGATTATCGCGTTTCGTGGAATATCCGCGACGCGCACACGGTAGCCGAGAATTGGCGCGTACAGCAGTTGGGCGGGTATCTCTATACCGTTGTAGCCATTGAGCCGAATATTGATAGAGGCTATAAGACCCTGATTTGTGAGAGAGTAAACGAGTAACAACCCCAAAAACAAAAAAGGTATGAAATCCAAAATTATTTTATCAGCGTTGGCACTAATCTTTAGTGTATCGCTTTGCGCGTTTGCCGGTGGAACGGTAGAGCAGCCGCCTACCTACGGCGACGTAGTAGTAACCGAAAAGGCCCAGCAGCCTATTTTCGACGTACCCGGTGAGTACATGATTACCACCTACGACGTAGTACAGGGCGTAGATTTCGTTATGCCTGTTAATCAGGTAACACTATGCACCGACTTTGTAGCCGATACGTACAACCTTACGTTATCAGGCTTTGCCGATGCTTGCAAAGATGTAATGACTTTCGCACAGGCGCACCAACGATTTAGACAGGCTAACACCTACTTATTTCCTGACAATCGAAGATGCTACCTACGACTATCCGACCAAGCCAAAAGTACCGATAATCAGATGTACGCGCCCGGCAAGTGTAAACGATGGGTTATGGCACAGCGAAAGTAACAACGAATAAACCGCACAGCGTATGCAACCCAGCGAATACACAGGCAGCGAGTGGAAAGAGTTAGCCAAGGAACTAACGCCACGCCAACTACGTAACGCCCTGAAACGCTCATACCGCGCCGAGGCAAAAAAGGCGTTAGGCATAGCCCGGAAATACTTAGGTACAAGCGGGCTGCAAGTTCAGGGAAACAAAAGCGATTGGGATAAGGGCATACGTAGCCACATCTACAGCCGAGGCGGTGGCTTTATGATTACCGTCAAGGCCCACCGGGCTAACCTAAAAGGGCAGGGCGAAAAGTCAATGCACGAAAACCGTAAGGGCTTTAAGAAACCTGTACTTATGTGGGCTGAAGAGGGTACAAAGGAACGTCAGCGAGGCGGCAAGAAAATACGTATAAAGCACGGTATTTATGGCACACACCGAAGCGGCAAAACGCAATATTGGACGGAAACCATACGTAAGGATGGAATACCGACGGGCCAAATGGGTGCTTACGGATTTCTTGAAAGGGCGACACCCGAAATGTTCCAAACCGTAGAACACGACTTAGGTACGGAAGTAGGGGTAGCCGTAGAGAAAGTGGCTAAGAAATGCGGATTTGTTTAACGCTAAGAGTATTAAGTTATGGCAGTAAATAAGACATCGTTAAGCGTTGGCGAAATTATCTACGACGTTCTGACAAACGACGCGGAGGTTATGGCACGGGCAAATAAGGTTTTTCCCGTTGTCACAGACAAAGCCACGTTACCGTATGTAGCGTATCGCCGTTCACGCCTGGAGCATAACCCGGCCAAGGGTACGCAGGGAGCGGACACCGTGCAAATAGATGTACTTTGCTTTGCCGCCAAATACGGCGACGGGGTGCAGTTGGCCGAAGCCGTCAGACAGGCTTTAGACGGTAAGCAAGCCACAAAAGACACCCTGATTATGCGGAGTTGTACGATTGCCGGAGGCGAAGAATACTACGAAAACGATGCTTATATACAAGAATTAAATTTTATCATTAAAGTATAACGACTATGAGTGAATACGTAAACGGTAGTGATATGTTGCTGAATGTTGGCGGCAAGGCCGTAGGCCATTGCACCACGCACACCACTACGTACAACAGCGAGACCAAAGACCGCGCCGTTAAGCCGGTAGCATCTGCCGGTCTTTCTGCCGGACTGTGGAAAGGTAAGACCGTTACCGGCCTGTCTATTTCCATTTCCGCAGAGGGCCTGGTACACTATGACGAAACCGAAAGCGGCTTTAAGGAGCTGTTAGCGGCCTGGAAGACCGGCGCCCCGGTTACCGTCAAGTGTATGGAACGCGC